AATACATCCTGTCTGCACCTCTGGAATGAGTTGTAGTGAAATCAGCACGGTGTGGCAAAACATATTCTGCCATTTCCTGCCACTCACGTTCCCAATTCCTGCGGTTGCCCTTTAGCTTTTCATGTTGCCTGTCAAGAATACTGCCAAGAGGATTTTGCTGTGTTTCCATTATCTATCAATAAGGATTAGGATCTAAGATACTTGCTCTTTTTGAAGTTGTAACCATTTGTTGTCTACTTTGCTTTCCTTTTCTGCCTCCTATCATACCAGCACCACCTTCTTCTAAATCAATTGGATCAAGAGAAGGAGTTAACGAAGATTCGTCAGTTAAAGGTTCAGGTGAAGGTTCAGGTGTAAGTATAGTAGGCACATCGTCATCAGTCTTAACTAAGTTAGAACCTATTGTAGTTATTTGATTAGTTGCATCGGTTACTCCAGATTTTTCAGCAAGTTCATCTTTATAATATTGGACTCCACCTTCAAAATCTTTATAAGTTTCTTGAACACTTGTAACTGCTGCTTTTGTATCACCTCCATATAACGCATCTGTAATATCGCCTAATGTACCTTTCGGACCTTCTTTTATAATATCTTTGGCACCTTTAATATTTGTTTTTGTTGAAGATGTAATACTTGTGATATTAGTTGCAGTAGCTTTCTTAATATCCGGAATACTAGGTATTTTAGGTGGCCTCCATTTAAACCCAAATCCTGCCTGTTCAACCTCACCTTCATAGTCAAAAGATTTAGAATCAGTCTGGACTAGCTTATTATCTTTCCAGATATAGTTTACTTCAGTATATACTTTCATATATCTCCTTTATAATATTTATGGTGCTAAGATACTACCAGATAGAGTACCTGTACTCATTGCTCTTCTACCATATTTTGCTTTCCTTCCACCTTCATCAACCACCCCCTGTGTTAAAAGTGATTCTCTTTCTTCTGGAGTTGTGTCAGTAGTTGTGTCAGTAGTTGTAGTTGTATCATCATCATCATCTTCGTCTGCTAAACTCTGAATTCCACCTAAATATGTCTTGGCTTTATTTATAACTTCATTAACATCATCTTCAGTATCTCTATATTGCTTTTGGACATGTTCAACTCCTGCTTTTAGAGAACCTCCATATAATTGATCTACTATATTTTTAAAATCACCTTTTGGACCTTCTTGAATTGATTGAGTCTGTGTATCAACAAAATCACTTCCTTCATCAGTTTTTTGTTCTAGATATTCTATTCCTTCTTTTGTTTTCTTTGCCGTATGCGAAACAATCTCTGCACCACTACTTTTGCAGTCTGCTATTTCTCCTTCATAGTTATAGAACTTTGAAGATAGTTCAACAAGAAAACCATCCTTGAACTCATAATTTACTTCTGTATAGATTTTCATATTTACCTTTTTTAGTAAGTTATAGTTTCTTTCTTAACAAGATACAATCTTCTTTGTAGTCTTTCAACATTTTTTTCCATCCTCTTCTTGCATACATATCCATATAATCGCATCCTTGAGCTTTTGCCCAATTTTCCAGCATATACAAATCACCAATCCATTCGCTCATTCTCTCGCCAGCAATCGTTGCAATCCTGCACATCTTATGTTTTGGATAATATGCAAAGTGTATTGTCATTGCAAAAAGAATATTATCTGAATCAGGTTCAGTTGCAATCCATAACGTATAATGCCCGGAATTTAAGTATTCTAATACATCTTCTTCATTAAGTACATCATCATTTGTCTGCGATATTAAACCTTTTACATTATTCCAGATATTATGAACCTCATGTTTTTCTATGATCTTATGATCAAGCGTAGACCCTTTCATTATTATCATAATAATTATAGCTACTTATAGCTTTTCTTGGTCTTTTCTTTGGTTTATCAAGACCAGCAAACTGCAAGGACTGAGATGCATATCTGGTGGCACTCATGAGGTCATCATGTACCTTTACGATCTTACCATCTTTCCTATGATACATTCTAAGTTCTTCAAACCACAACCTTAAATAATTAAATACTTTAAATCTACCTGTCTGCATCCTCTGTAGCATATCCATAATTCCCGGTTCAAGTGATATACCACCTTCAGGATTTTCAAAATGCTTATGAGCCATATTTACACCCTGCTTACGGTAAAGTTCTGCAAGAGGCTTACCTGACCCCTTATCATGCTGTGAACCATCATGAGGCCACACTACAGGAATCCAAGCACCTCTTCCCTTAATTGCGGCTGAATGAACCACAGGAGTTTCTGCTGATTTACGATAGCAGTCATAAACATAAACTGTATCTGTATCTCTGTCCCATGCAATCCAGACTGCGGCAGTAGGATGATCCCATCCAAAATCCAATCCACATATACGTGGCCAATATTGGGGCAATGGAAATGGTTCAACTTCAAGATCTTCTTCATTGAGAGGAAATACAAGTCCAGAACCCAGAACTGGTATTCCTTTTGAACGCATATCTCTCTCATGCGGAGGAAGTGCCGCTAATATTTCTTTCTTTACATCCTCATTCAAGTGTATCGCATCATCCCATGTTGCATGATAAAGTGCCTGTGCCTGTCCCAACTTCGTTATAAACTGCGTTACTACTTCAGTCATACCGCTTTCAGGAGTGAATGTCATAAAGACTATACCTCCGCTTTTTAATGCGGCTCTTAGTGCCTGAGAGTAAATATCCTGCGGAGGTTCCTCATCCAGCCATGTAACATCTACAGATTTACCCATCCACTGCATCTTCCCCTGTTCATAGGATTTGAAGATCAACTTGGAGTTCCTGCCGGATATATGTTTAATTTTCAAACTCTGGTATGCATTTGGAACACCGGGCATTCTCAAAGGTGAGCCTGATATATACTGTTTTGGTATTGCACCTTTACCAAATTCCTCTTCATCTCCGGGTTCACCCAATAACTCTGCCTGTACAATATCTCTTGTATTTGCAGTTGTATTGCCAGCCGCCCATGCAGTTATCGGCCTGTTGAACTTTGCTCCTGTCCACCATTTAGGATAACGTCCTGTCAGGTGGAATGCCATTTCTGATGCACCGCAGAATGTCTTGCCAGTTTTATTTGCGGCCATCAAAAGACGTTGCCTAGCAAGGCGACCTGTCATATCTTTGGCATCATGGAAACGTTTCTGATAATCATATGGTTTATATTCCAGCAGACGATTTGTTTCATAAATATCAGAAATTTGTTCAGCAATATCAATTGCTTTTTCAGTTTTATCAGTCATATTGAAGGTTGTTTATATCTTTTGGAATACATTGCTTTTCGTATTTTAGGAGAAATGAATGTATATCTTAATGATTCTAATACATTAGGTTCCCGGCCTAAGTCTTCTCTTGCTTCTTTTCTCCCCCTAGCTACTCCGAATATACTTGAGAATAAAGTGAATGCACCTAGTCCTCTTGTGAACTTCAATCCTTTACCTGCTGTACTCTTGTAGCGAGGTTTATCTTTTCCATGGAATTTCTGCTGAAGTTCCTTAGTCACAGCAGATGTTAATTTTGGATCTTGTAATAATTTCTTCTTCTGCGCTTTTACTGTAAGTTTATCTTCAATAGCTTTGATTCCAACTTTTTTAGTTACTGGTTTATGGTATTTAGTTATTGATTTAGTTACTGTCTTAATTTTTATTTTTTTACTCGGTACATATGGTTTTTTAGTATAAGTCTTTTCTGGTAATTTTACTTTCTTAGGTTTAACTATGGGTTTAGATTGTACTATATAAGACTTTATACCAGCCAATGTACGAGCTGCTTTTATTCTTATTCCAGAGATTTTCTCAACTAACTTTGCTTTTCTATCTTGCGATATTTCCTTGCGAACTTCTACTTCTGGCTTTTTTCTGTATTTGTCTAATTCTGTACCTTTTTCAATATATTGTTTTTCACGTTTTCTTTTCCAGTAATCTTTTGTAGATGCTTTAATAAGAATTCCTTTTTTATGAGGACCACTTATAACTTTAGTTATTTGTTCCTTTTTCTTACTTGCATCACTAGAAGTAACTCCTAATGTGGTACCAATTTTATAAACATCACCAAGTACACCCAAGAGGATTCTTCTGGATGCAGGAGATTTTATCCATTTCTCCCACATTTTAGACCCTGATACTCTCTTAATATTTCCTAGTTTTTCTAATTTGAAGGCTTCTTTTCTAATTTCTTTAGTTTCCTGAGACATATCCTCTTCTTTAACTTTGCTAAGATGGAGGACTTCTTCATCATCATCTGTCCAATCTTTTAACTCAGGTTTTAATTCATCAGATTTACTTACTTGAGATTTTAATGCCGCCCTAAATTTTGCATCAATTAAAGCAGATTTCTTTACTTTTGGTTGTTTTTTAGAAACAGTATAAGGATCATCCCATGTTACAACAGACTGTTGCTCTGGATTATCAAAATCTTCGGAACCTATATATTCTTCTGCTCCTAAAGGATAAGGAACATCTTTCTTCATATTGGAGATTCTTTCTAAAGTTGCTTCATCAAGAGAGTAATACTTGGCCTTATCTTCTGCAACCTGTAATCCTGCAAGCATCGACTTAATATCAGCTTTTACTTTAGTAACCTGTCCTTGTCCCTGTCCTATTATTGGCAACTTAGTTACTTTCTTGCCTTTTATTGATAGTGTGCGTGGTTTATCTAATGCCTGTTTTGTAGAACCCTTGCCAATATCTTCAAGTTCATCAAGAAATGCTTCAAATCCCTTTTTAAGACCTAATCCTCCCTGTTTTGGGGAACCTATCAGTTCAAGAAATCTCTTATGATGTTGTTTTGTATCCTTACCCGGATATACTATCTTTCCTCCCCTGCTAAATGATATTTTCTCAACAGATTCACCGGGAGCATCTATCTTACTGATATTAATAGCTTCTTTCTTCCTTATAGGTATTCCTTTCTTATTTGTCCTGAATAAATGACCTCTACTTACAGTTTGGAGTTTCTTGGGGTCTGTGCTAGGAGGAAGATATTTCGTAAATCCTTCACTTGCCCATTCACCAATCAACCGATCTGCTTGATTCCAGTCAGCACCACGAAACTGAACTTGAATTGGTCCTTTACCACTCCATCTCTTCCTTTCTTCGGCATATTTCTTGGTCAAGGCTTTTTTAAACGCTTTTGGATCAGATATTCCT